CAGTCTCCTGCGGCGGCGCCCCGCCGTCGGCGGTTTGAAAAGCCTCGCTATAGGCTTCGGTCACCGTTCGCAAGTTGGCCATCGTGAGCATTGCGCCCACTTGCCGCAGCGTTAGGTTCTGGTCCTCGTGGCGCAGACCGGCCCATACGATCGCGCGCACTTTTGCAAACGATGGCATGGCCGGCACGAATGCGGTTTTGCCGTCCAGCTCCACTTCCGCGCCAGCGAATTCCCGCCAGCCTTCCGCGGTCAGCAGGTTGATGTCGAGCACTTCACCCAAGTCGATCAGCGCGTTAACGTCGAAGTAGAGTGATCGCACTTTGTCGAGCGCGATCGGCACTTTCTTCATCTGTTCCATTTTCGTTTCCTTTCGGTTCAGCACAGAATTTCGCAAGGCACCAGAGACACAAACGCCGCGACTCTTCGACTAGCCCCTGGCGGCCGCAGCCGGTGCAGCTTGCGGCTGTCTCGAACGTGAGTCGAAGTTTCACGACTACGTGAGGATCGGTTGCCCGGTGATTTTGATCGTGCAGCTATAGGTCATGCGATCGGCTAGCGGCAGCGTCGGTGAAATGTCCGCGACAAATCCCGATACCGCCCAGGTGCCGAGCGCACTTGGAAGAATGATTTGCCATTTCTTTAGCGTGCCGGCGTCGAAGTCCGCGCGCAGCCTGGCTTGCACCGCGTCCTTGGGAATGTAGGTGCCTTCGAACGCGATCGTGCCGCCGTCGCGCAGCCCGGCAATGAATTCTTTGTACGTCGCCGGTGAAAGAAGGTTCGTCGCTTCTTTCATATCCATTTTCTGCGCCGGACCGGCGAGCTTGATCGTTTCGGTTACGGTCGCCCACGTTCCAGGGAAACCATCGATCTCGCGTTGCAACAGTGCTCCGTATCCGATTACTGCAAGTGTTGGTGGCATTGCTTTGTTTCTTTCTCGGGGGAATTAAACAAATGATCTTGAGAAAAATTAGTGTTAGAACAGCACCGGCTTGCCGGAAATTTTTAGAGTGCCGGTGACGCTCATGCGGTCGTCGAGTGGCAGCGCCGGGGAGAGGTCCGCCGCGTAGGCCGAGAAATACCAGATGCCCATCGACGGCGCCGTGGGCGATGCCGGCAGCGTGATTGCCCATTGCGAGAGCACGCCGTTGTCAAAGTCCGCGCGAATGTCGGCGTGGGTCACGTCCTTGGGGATGTAGTTTGCTTCGAACGTGATCGTGCCGCCGTCGCGCAGCCCGGCTAAGTATTCTTTGTAGCCTGCGGGCGATAGCATGTTCGTCGCTTCTTTCATATCCATTTTCTCGATCGGTCCGGCCATCTTCACGATTTCCAAACGGGTGATCAGCGGGTGCACCTGACTGCCGGTGCCGTGGCTGTTTTGAAAAATAGCCGTGAACGTGGTTCCGGTGATGGCGGTGACGACCACCGGCTCGCGCACCGTGGGGGCCGAGTTATCGATCATGAGAATTGAACCGACAATGATTCCGGTCATCGCCGCCGGGGTGACTACCTGGGCCACCGGGTTCGCAGTGATGGCCAGCGCGATCGTAGTGATCTGCGCTCCCTGGCGACCGAGCAGTGTTGCGTATCCAATCTGTGCAAGTGTTGGCGGCATGGTGGAACACTTCGTTTCTCGGGGGAATTTCTGAAGGGGAAGGACTTTGCCTTACGGCTCGCGGTGAATCACCTTGAAATCTAAATCGACCCGGTAGTGCAGCGCGTCGGGCTCGTACATATCTCGCTCAGTGTCGAGAAAGACTCCCCAGAATTGAGTTGCGCCCATTGCTCCGGAGAATCCGTCGAATGCCTTGCGCACAGCGTCGGCCAGTTGGCGCACGGTCTTGTAATCCATCGCGATGCACATCATCTGCACCTTGGCGATGTTGAAACCTTTGAAACCCTGCATCGTATCCGGCCGACTCGCGCTCACGATTTGGTAGACCAGGCCGGGCATATAGTTCGACGGCGCGCCCTTCTGCGGGAGCTGCACCCCGTAAACGTTCGTGCCCAGGATCGCCGCGACCGCCGCGACCGCTTTGATTCCCGCCGCCAGGTCCTCGATCATCATTGGTGATGCAACTCCCGCGCAGCTTCCGCGATCCCGGCAGCCAGTCGCTGTTGCACTAAAACCAGAGCTGCGTGTTTCTGCGAATCAAAAGCCGGACGCATCCACGGCATCGCGGGAATGTGTCTCCCGTTGCGCGCGATCCATCCGAATTCGAGGAACCGTCCCCAATAGGCACTGTGCGGAACAAACACCGTGCCGATGACCATCGCGCCGCGCACGCCGTCGCCTTTCACCGTGACCGTTTTCTTCAGCGCGTCGAGCAAGTGAATACCGTGCTTGGCTAGCTGTTCGTATGGCGCCAGCTCCTGCGCGCGATTGAAAAACAGTTCGGTGGCCTCGGCCACGGCTGCGCGCAGCGACTTCCGCGCGACCTTCTCGGGTAGCGCATTGAGCGCCGCCTCGAGCTCCGCCAGGCCGTGCACTGTCACGTTCACCGTGGTGCCCGTCGTAGTTGTCCCGGCCATCAATTTTTGCAGCCCGGCGTCGACGCCCAGGGCGCTCAAGCTTAGAGTGAGGTCGCTCACTGTCTTTCCTTCGCGATCAGTTCCATTTCCCTTTTCCGCTCGTCTTTCGTGTTGACCGTGATGATGTCGAACACTCGGTTCTCAAAAACAATTTGGTCTTTCGGCGTCAGACCCTTCAGATACCGCAAATGAATCCTCGTGTAAGTCAGCTCGACCAGCTGCTCGAACTTGAATTCCTCGCGGCCCGCGCGCGACGAGGTGACGTACGGCTCGATCCACGCGTAGACTTGCGCGAATTGCGTCCAGGTCAGCAGTTGGTTCCCGGTGGAGTCGGTTCCTTCGCTCTGCCGCTGCACCGTGACCAGGTACCGATATTTGCCCGCGTGAATCATTTCACCGCCAGGTAACCTTCAAGCGTCTTGAGCCGCGCCTCCAGAGCTGCAACCTGCATCTGCAGCGTCGCGATTTTCTTCGCGTCGCTTTTTCCGTTGTCCCACAAAACGCTGATGGCCCACGCCTGATGATTCTTCGCGGCCCACATGTCCGAGATTCTTGCCTTGCCCCATTCCATCAGCTCGATGAGCACGATGCTCCCGGCCGTTTGCGTGGGTATCACGTCGGGCGCCGGGGGCATGACGCTAGGAATCGGTGATTGCGCCGGAGCCGCAAGCGCCCACACCAGCCACAAGCAAACCAGTGTCAGAAAAACTCTTTTGTTGTTTTTCATTTCCCTACCATCCTTAACCACAAAAAACCGACTAGCATTCCAATCGCGCTCAACGTCGAGATGAGCAGAGCTAAAGCCGAGAAAGTCTTGTCGATTCCCCATTTCACTTCGGTATGACTGGCCTTCGCGGCTGCTTCGTGTCCCTTGGCCCGCTCCGATTGTCCCTCGAGTACCGCGACTCTGGTTTCGAGAGCTTTCAACTTCACGTCGCCAGTTTCTTTCAGGTCCGACACGGCTTTGAGCGTGGCACGATCTGCCGCCTCGATTTCGGGGCGCAGCATCATCTTGGCGATTAAATCGTTCAGCGTTTCGCGCCATTCGTTGGCCGCTTCTTTGTAGGCTGCGAGAGAAGTCTGCGCTTCCGCTAGAGCTTCCTTCGCCGAAATAAACGCCGCCGACGTGAGCTTGTCCGCAGCCACCAGTGCCGCAGCCACCGCTTTTTCGGCCGCGGCCATCGCGGCTGCGATAGCGTCTTTCGCCTCGGCAAACTTCCCTTCCATGCGTTTCTCGAGGCCCGCGACGAGCAACTCCACATACTTTTGGAGAGTGACCGTATTGTTTCTTTCCTCAATCATTTGTTCTCGGCGATGATCGCCGCAGCCGGCGCCGTGATGGTGATGAGTCCCTGCAACGGGTGCGGGTACGCGTAGGGAACGTAGTAGATGGCCCACGCGTTAGTGCCTGTGCATTGCCAGAGCCTGTTCGTGTCCGTGGCCCAATACGCAGTGGCGGGGAAGCTGGCTGGAAAGTCGGTGTTTGAGCAATTTCCGGGCTTCAGTGATTCCGCTCCACGGCCTACGCCTTTCGTGCACGCCGCACCACCAGCCGCGCAGAAGGTGTCAGGTGTCGGGTTGGTCAAGAAGACTTCCCGATTCCTCTTGAGATAAGGGTCATTGCTTGGTGCGATCAGCAGGGTCGAGATTTGAGCGCTGATGTTTGGGTCGGTGTTGTTCCACCAATAACTCGGGGAAATAGCCTGCGTCACATGATCTGCTGAGTCTTTTCCGCGTCCTACTTGATCTCTCGAGGGGTAGCCACCGGCACCGGACCCGTCGATGTTGTTTGCGTGAGTCGGACCGATGACCACCACCCCGGCAGGGACTTTGGTGTCGTCAATCGGATGATCGCGACAAATTCCTGTTGATTGTCCTTCGCCGCTCAGCGTGCACGCCTGCCCATCAGTAGCGCTGGCGCCGCACGTACTAAAAGGGCTGGTATCGCAGTGGGAGCGAAAATCGTTGGCAACATTCTCGGTCGGCACCACCGTGCCGTTTCCTGAAGTCGCATTCGCTCCGGTCTGCGCGTAAGTAAACGTCAGGCCGGATACGCCAGTGATCGTGACGCCATTGGCATTAAAACTGGCATCGGTGACCCCGGCGATGGTGGCGTGATTGTTTGCTGCAAAACCGTGCGCTGCCGTGGTCGTGATGGTGACGACGTTCGCTGACCGCACCGCTCCTGTTGCCGGCGCGGCGATCGCGAGCGTCCTAGTGATCCAATTCCACGGGCTGCCCCCGACTGCATCTACGCGATAAATTTCGGTTTGATTTGCAGACTCCCATCCCGGAAGACCGCTCGCACAGGTAATGCAAATGGGTATGACGTTGTCGAAAAACAAATTCAGACCGCCGCGAAAATCCAACGGAGCGGCGCCGCCGCAATCGAAGTTGGTTACCGTGCAGGTGAAAACGTTTTTGTAAACCTCTTTGATGCGAAGGCCCCTCGACTGAGCTGTCGAACCAGTGTCGTGACCCTCTTCGACACCATTCTTAATCGTGTTGTATCGGATGACCGCTCGCGACCCGTGCTCCTGGTCCACAACTTCGCAGGGCGTTGGGCCGCTCGTGACGTTGAAATTGATGATGCTGTCTTCGAAATACAGCGCCTGGTTCGTTCCCAAATTGTCGTTGCCCGTCCACGCGTCCACGTCTTTCCCGTAGACCAATGCGAATTGTCCGCAAACGTTGTTGTTGTAGGTGATGTGATCGATAAGGCCGTAGATCGGGGGGATCGATCCGGGGTAGTTCTGATACCCGACGACGAACGCTCTCGGGGAAGCTCCGATGTTGTTGAACGTCAAATGATGAATACGCAGTGATGTATACACTCCGTCAATGTTCACCACTCCGAGCGTGTTGGGCGTTCCGGATATGGTGAAGCCGGCAATTTTGACCACAGCCGCAGATGTAGGGGCCCACTCCAAAAAGTCGGTGGCGGTCAGGATAATATTTGTGAGTCCCTCTCCTGCTCCAATCAGACTCACTCCTTTTGTGCTGATGAGCGGTTGCGTGTAGGCGGCTGGGTTGCCTGCGGGAACGTTGATGGTGTCCCCGGCCACGGCAGCGGTTATACATAGCTGCACTTCTGCCTGGGTCGCGTTCGCCGCTGTCCATGTGGGGCTTGTTCCTCCACACACTGCCCACACCGATGACGGCAGCGCCAGCGCCAGCAGCACGATGATGAAACGGGCAAGCTTCATTTGAGTGCGATCTCCGACACTGCCCCGCCAGTCGCAACTGAAAAATTCCAGTTAGGGGCAGTCGTGAGCGAGGTATTTCTCAATTCCGCGCACGCACCCGATGCCCCGGCAGCGGTGGTCATGTTGAGATAAGTGGAAACAGCAGTGGGTACCGACCCAGCGGTAGAGACGCATTGGACTATTAACTCGCTTGTCCCAGTCAGGGCTGGGGTGAGCCCAGGAACCGAGGTCACGGCAGTCGTTTGCTTTGCGCTTTGGGCATCGTCTACGACAGGCGCTGCCCCTCCGCCTGTCGAATATTCCAGCGCGAATACCGACCATGTTCCGAGGTCGGGAGCCGCAAGCATCGTCACGGTGATTGAAGTCGTGCCGCTGGCGCTGTTAAGACAAGCGGCCATTGCGGTTCCGGCTCCGGTGAGCACGTTATCGTAAGCAGCCGATCCCGCCGGTATTGACCAAGCAGGAGTGCATGCCGTGGGAGTTATCGTGTTTATGGTTTTTGAAGCGTTGGCCACGTACTCCACAAAAATCACCATCACTGACCCTGCTGAAGTGGCGGTTACTGTGACGGCGCAACTGATCGCACTGGTAACGCAGGTCGCGGCGGTGTTGGTGCGCTGAAGATTGGTGAAGTTGTGGCCGGCTGCCGTCGCGGGAACGTTGTGACTGCGGAACACGGCTCCCTGAGGCGCAAAGATAGCGCCGCAGGCGATAGCGATCACCAGCGCGTGGCTAGTTGTAATTTTTGCCCACGTTCCCATAGCAAACCGTTCCCTCGTAAGTGAATGTGAAAATGTCGCGCGAGTTGATCGCGGTACTGAGAGCGATCGCACCAGCTCCACCGTTGATGATTCTCCAGGTGCAACCCGTGCCCAGCGTCAGCGTGCGGGTCCCGACGACGCCATCCTGGATGATCGCGAGCGTGTACTGCCCACCATTCACCGGGTTGGTGATGTTCAGCGTGCGGTTTCCGGCCAGCGTTACTTGCGCGCTGAGATACGGTGTCGTGGCCAGCGCCCAGGTGATCGTTGCGCCGTCGGTGAGCGTAGTGAACGCGATCGGGTCGCCGCTGACGGTGGTGCCGGTCGCCGCGTAATAGGCTGGTTGACCAGCCGTCCCGCTGTTCACAAATGGCCCGATCGTTTGGCAGCCAATTCCGGTAGCCGTGAACCAGTTCATCGCATGCGTCGCATCGCCGCAGTTTCCGCCGAAGGCCGCGAATGTCGGCAGGTAAACGCTCTGCCATGCCGGTGTCGCGTTCTGATAAACGAAACGCGCGAAGTTCGGAAGCACAGTCACCGATCCGCCCGCCGAGCCGCCGTCGAATGTGTCCGGAGTCGTCGAGGTCAGCGTCAGCAAGCCGCTGCCCAGGTTCTGAGTGACGAACGGGAAGTTCGAGGCCATGTTGCCCGTGCCGATCGCCGGCAAGGTCAGAGTGGACGTTGTTCCCGTGAATGGCAGGTAATTCGCTCGATGGCTGTACAACAGAGTCGTGGACGCGCTTTGCGCACTGACAGGAACCCCGGCAAGACTCCAATCGAGGTCGACCGCGGCTCCAGCCGTCACGTTGTAACCAACACGATAGTTTCCATTGACGGTCGGGGGAGCGAGCCCTCCGATTGTCGTGTTCGAACCCGCGAGCGTGTAGCGCGCAAGCGCATATTGCAGCGACGTGAGAATTGTTCCGGAACTGCCCGCGCATGGCGCGCCAGATACTTGCCCTGATGTTCCGGTCCAGGTCACGCACTGCGTGTCGACCGGCACTCCTGAAACGAAAAACGGAAGCACGCGAGGTGCGCCGAACAATCCAATAACCGGACGGTGCAGCGTGGTATCGATTCCAATATGCCCTTCGACCGTCGGCGCGTACCCGGGCGAACCGGGAAGCGTGAACGACGTTGCCGCCGCATAATTCTGCGCGCCTGTTGTGACTGTGTTCCCCTGGTCGTTGAACATCGTCGCAGCGTGTTGCTGCGCTTTTGTCGCGGTGCCCAGGAGATCGGTGAAGTTCGGTTGCGTGGTCGATGGCACACCCGCCGTCGAAATGGCGTTGACCCATCGGCTCGCGGCCGCCGCGAGTGATTGAATCCCGCCCAGTGTCGTCGCGGCAGGGTTCGGCAGATCGGCGCCGACTAGCGCGCGGAAGGTTGGTGCCAGCGCGCCGCCCGAGCTCGGACCGGCGTAAACCAAATTCGCGTTTCGCGTGGTCGATGTGTCGAAAGCGTTTGTGACTTGTGCCGCTGTGTAATCAGCGGTCGCTGGCAATACGGCGCCGGTGCGCGTGTTCCACGAAAGCATCGGCGGCAGCGCAAAGGTGCAATTCTCATTCAAAAATCTAGAGCTCCCGGCAGTCACGCCAGGATCCGGAACGCCGCCGGCCGCATGACTCGCGCCAGAGGCCACGCACGGATTCAAGCTGACCGTTCCCGTGGTGTTGAGAAGCGGGAGCGAAAACAGAAGCGCCGATTGCTTGGCGTTGAACGTCGACCAGTCAGCGGACGAAAGTGCGCCGCGATTGGTGGCGCTCGCCGTCGGCAGGTTGAACGTGTGCGTCGCCGTAACCGAACTGATTCCGAAGTCGGTGCCGGCCGTGCCGGTGGCGAACGTCTGCACGGCTGTCGTGAGTGTGTTCAATGTGGAAATAGTTCCGGAGCCGGGAGCGATGCAAATCCAGCCGCCCGCAGTCCATCGAACTAACCCGCCGGCCGCCAGGCATCCAGCAGGCGGGTTCACCTGGTTGATCGCCAGCATGATCGGCGGAAGTGGCGGCGCCGCGGTGCGAACAGCCAGCAAATTCACGGGTCCGGATCCCGGAACAATCCACTGCTCCGAGAACCGTTGGTCGGCAAGGACGTAAACCACATCGTAGTAAGTGCCGGTCGGATTCGCGCCGATGTTCGGAACAAGCGAGACGCTGAATGCACCGGCGACGAGTTGGACTTTCGCGACGACGCCCAGGGGCAACACAAATCCATCCGGCGATGTAAACGTCGAATGCGTGCTGATGGTGAGCGAGCCCACGGCCGGCGCGCCGGTTCCGCTAAAAAGCGTGTCGGCGACCACAACTCTCGCGGGGGTCTGCGCCCATGCGGGAGCCGAAAGCAACAGCAATGAAAAAAGTAGGAGAGCCTTTCTCATTTAGGGAATTTCCAGAACGCGGTCAACCCAAAACAGCGATGACTTGGTTGCAACTTCTCGAATCATCGTGTCGGTAAACGGCTCGCGGAATTCGAATAACTCGCTGACCATCAGCTTCAGCAGGTGCTTGATCGATGCGGGCAACGTCGCGGGCGTGTATCCCGCCGTGTAGGTCACATTGACCGACGCTTGCTGAGCGAGTGTTACCGGCCAAGGCTGGTTCTGCGCGGGCGCGATGCGCGCCGGTTCGGCGTCTTTGTCCACGATGTACAGCGACGGCGAGAGCGTCTGCAGGACGCCGCTTTGATCGATGTACGTAATCCCGGTGACGGCAATCAATGGAGGCCTGGGAAGCAGAATCGGTCCGCTCATGAGCGAGATGGCGCGCGCCAGGTACGATTCCACCGAGTACGTAGGAATGAAAAATTTCAGCGTGGCGTTGGGAAGATCGGGGAAGCTGTCGAGACGATACCGCAGCGTCTGCAAGAAGTACGCGCGATTCTGTGTTTTTTCCAGGTAATCGCGTGACGCGACGATGCAATCGGTGATGTGGTCGTCCTGGTCGGTGTCGGTGATGCGCAGATGTAACTTAGCTTCCGATAGAGTGAGAGGCTCCGTTGCTGGTGGTGTGACCACAGTTAGTTGAGAAGCCATGCGTCGCCTCGGTCATCGGCTTGCCTTTGTAAAAAAATAGTTACCCGGCCCTTCTTAAGAGCGGCCTTTCTTCGGGTTCAATCGATCGATGAGCGATGGAGAGTCTTCTCCGGCAACTTCGCCGTCATCGGTGGCCGCTACTTCGACCTTTGGTTTCTTGTAGTTTTTGACTTCTTCGGCGAATCCGCCATCGATGAACGCCTTTGCTGTGTCCGCATCGATGTCGTATTCCTGACCCGCTTCTAGCAGCCCATACTTCGGGCCGTTCGCCGTGCTCTTCATGCAAATGCGGACCTGCTTTGCGTTTTCTTTAGCAGCCATGCGAAAAGCCTCCTAGTCGAGAGTTAGGCCAAGTCAAACTGAGTCTTTTACGGCGTGCCGGCGATCGGCGACGCGAGCACCGCAACAGCTTTCATTGTGGCGTCGAGCGGCGGCGCTTGCGGCTGGCCGTAGGCCAGTTTTCCGCCGTGGTAGCAGATGGCCAGAACGCCGTCGACTACCGCGTTCTGCGTGGCGCGTAGGATCAGCGGGCGCAGATACCGGAACGTCGGCATCGCGACATCGATCGCAATCATTTTGTTCGAGTCGCCGTCGGCGATGGCGATCGGCCCGCCGGCGCTTCCCAACAGGTCGGCCATATCGGAATCGTTAACGAGCGCGCCACCCTGCACCTTCACAGATGTGGCTTGCCCCGCAGTGAGCGCTCCCAAGGCGAACAGAAACAGCACGCCGTCGAACATGCTCGAGTCAACGTGTGTTCCGGTGACGAGCGTGACGCCCGCCGCGGTCGCGTTTACCACGCGAACAAAACTGACATCTCTTGAAAGGTTGTGCGACATTGTTCCTCCCGGACTTCACTGCTCAAATTTTTACAGGGCCGTTGAATCTTTACGGGCCCGTGAATTCTTTACGAGCTAGCTCGTGATGATGCGGACGAACGGCTCTTCGAGAACCGGGGCGCCATCGATCTCGGCGCGCGCGATGTAGCCGGTCTGGTTGGTTTGCGCATACAGCTCGACCAAGCGCTGCATCTGCATCGAGAGTGCTTCGACGATCCAGTAGAAACTGAAGTCGCCGAGAGCTCCGACGTATTGCCCGGTCGTGAAAGTGCTCGGGCAATATTCGCTGAGCACGAATGGAAGGCCGAGAATCGCATCCGACGCCAGGCTCAGACTTCCGCCTTTCGCGTCCCATGCAAGATTGGCTTGGCCGATGCCGCTGGGGTTCCAGAGGTATTGACCGTTGGTGTCCTTGAGCTGGCGAATGCGCTGGAGTCCGAAGCGGTGAAACACCCATCGGGCGTTCGCCCAATACTGCGGTTTCAGAAAATACTTGGCGTTGATCAAACCGTCGGCGGTGTACGCGGTCGTGAGGCCGGTCACGATGTCGCGAGCGGTGGAAATTCCGTTGCCGGGAGCCACGGTGAAAATGCCGAGAGGCTTCTGCACGCCGTCGCCGTTCAGGAATGCTTTCTCCTGGGTGATGCCGAACTTGTATCCGAGACGGTCGCGAACGATGCCCTCGACATCGAGAGCCCCGGCGCGGAGAAGTTTGTTGCTGATCTTGATGCGCTTGGCGAGCGGGTGAGGTTGCAGTTCGCGCTTGCCGAACTGCAGCGCGGTGTCTTCGTTGCCGGTCGCGAGCTCGGACGTCCAGTCGGAGTCGGCGATGTCAACGTCTCTCGATGGCACACCGAGTGTCGTGGCGTTGGTCAAGGTGATGACCGTGCCAAGCTGCCGGATCCAAACCAAATCGTCGACGATGGCGATCAGCTTCGCGGCGAATTGCTGCGGCGTGACGAGGAAGCCGCCGGAGATGTCCAGGTCCATTTGCAAGGCGCGAAGTTCGTTGTCGCGTCCATCGCGCAGCCAGTTGGCGAATAGGGTGCGCGATTCCTTGGTGCAAATCGGCATAAACTTTTTGGCGATCTCAACCTTGCGCGAGGTGCGGCGGTTCTCGGCGTTCGGATAAGCTTTGCGGTTTTTGAATTTGACGACGCCCTTTTCGTCTTCGTTTTCGGTGGGCTCGGTGGGATCGGTGCGACGGCCGGCCGAGGTCTTCAATTCCTTCTCGGCGGCATTCAATTTCTCGGTGCGGTCTTTCGAGGCGCGCTCGTCGGCGATGAGCTTTTCGAGCTCCGCTTTCTTCGCGTCATACCCGGCCATGTGTTTATCGAAGCTGGCCGATTCCTCGGTGGTCATGTCGCGCTTTTCGGTATCCGCTTTGTCGCGGATCGCGCGCGCCTGCACTGCGTACTGATTCATTTCCTGCCGGAGTTCAAGGGCGGTCATAAGCTTTCTCCTCGGTTGGGCCGCCGGGGGAAAGCTTCTGCGTGCCGTTAGAACAAAAAAAAACGGGCATCTGGCGTGTCGCCAGTGCCCGCATATGCGTTCACCACGATTAGCTTGTTACTCGGTTTAGAGCATCGGCTCTGCCCGCATTCGGGACCGAGACAAGCGGAAAAGGTTTACGTTGCCGAGTCTGCGGGCATTTTCGGTCGCTGTCAATGGAACCGATCGCGTTCTGTTTCCAGGACTGAGAGGACTACTAGAAATTCCGGTACCCGGTGGCTATTGGTTTTTGGAAAAAGGCCTGTAGATTCCAGCGGTCCCCGCCAAAGGAGGCCGGGTGATTCAGCACAACGTCTTGATTGATGGTTCGAAAGCAACTCTTGGAGAAATTGAACTGCGCGGGCTCAACACCGCTGCAAACCTGCAAAAAGAAATGAGGGCTCTGCTATCCCAACTTGTTGAAGAGTTGGCCGATGCGCGGGTCGCGCGCTGGATCCGCGAGCATAAGAACGAGCTTCGGCACCTGGCCGAGACCGGTCAAGAAGCGTTTGAATTCAAGGAATGGTTGGCCCCTTGAACTTTCTGCGTTCCGTGCGCTTCGAGATTTGGACCGCGCGCGCTTTGCTTTAACCGGAAGCTGACCCGATCGCCCTTCCTGCCGCAGGTGCAGGTGAGTTTTCGATCTCGCTTCGCAGGGCAGTTTTCAGCATGGTCAGGACCGCGGATGTCTCGAACGTCAGTGCCCGGGCTTCCGTCATAGGCGATTCCGCTGAAGTGCACGAAGTGCTCTCGCCCATCATCCCCGGTAATGAAGCCGAAACCCTTCTGCTTGTCGTACCACTTCACATGCCCGT